CCTCAATGACCTCCGCGGCAAGCCTGACGAAGCAAAGCTCGCTGCGTTGGTGCGGGATCTCTCGACCCGGCGCTCGATGCTTGATCTGGAGCGGGTGCTTCCGTACAAGCGCGAGAAGCTTGCCGAGATGATCGCTGAGCGCAAGGCCGATTTCGATTGGGATGCGCTCAAGCGCCCCAAGATCGAAGAGAAGCCAGAGGTAGCGCAGTGGGTCGAACGGATCTACCGTCTTCCGATCGACGCCGCGCAGGTGATCGATGAGGCCATTTCCAAGGTCAAGGAAGATGGCGTGAACGACGATTGGAAGGCGCTTGAGTTGATCTGCGCAGATTTTATGGCGGGAGCGTGATGGTGCGACCTATGCGAACCAAGCATGACTACATCAGTCTGAAGAACCAGTACATTCAAGGCACGATGTCCGTTCGTGAGCTATGTCGACAGAACGATATCTCTGCATGGTCCCCTGTGAACACTCGCGCCAATCGGGATGGCTGGGAGCAAAAGCGGATCGAATTCAATCGACAGGTGGAGAACAAGTCACTGGAGCATCTGGCCCAGAAGCGCGCCCAGAAGATCGCCGAGATCCAGCTGGACTCACTCGAAGTCATCCACGCGGGCATTCTCAAGATGGCCGAAGACATGGATGCCGAAGAGGAATACGAGATCGCCGGGCAGATCAAGCGCCGCAAGGTCATGCGGATGCACCCACGCGACTTGGCTATCCTGATCGACAAGTTCCAGAGCTTGATCGGACAGCCGCAGCAGATCAATGAAAGCCGTACGCTTGGGATCGAGGTTCTGACTCAGGCCGACCCATCTGTTTTGAGGGATCTACTTGGAGCACTTCGATCCAGAGAGCCTGTCGCCATCGGACAGGGAGCAGCTTCGGTCGCTCATCCTTCGGACGCTCGCGCCAGCTGACGTTTACGCCTACGGCGAGTATGTCTTCGGCTACGAGGCCGAGCCTCATCATCGTGCCATGGTCGACTTCATCGATGACTGCATCGAGAAGCGTCACCATGGAGTTGTCCTCATGCCCCGAGGATCCGCCAAAACCACGTGGGGCAACACGATCAAGGTCGCACACCACGTCAGTCGCCACAAGGACATTCGCATCGGGTTGATCTCGAACACGGCCAAGCAGTCCAACGACTTCTCCCGTGCCATTCGATACACCCTTGAGGCCAACACCCAGCAGCACGACCTGTTTGGAAACCTGCGCTCAGCCCAGAAGTGGACGGACGTAGAGTGGCTGCGGGCGGACTCCCGGTGGGCGGGCAGCAAGGACGTGACGCTCTACTCGGCCGGGGCCGGTGGAGCGATCATCTCCAAGCGGTTCGACATCATCCTGTGTGATGACATTCTCGATGAGGAAAACACGGCAACGCCGGAGGCTCGCGAGAAGGTCGAGAACTGGTTCTGGAAGACGCTCAAGCCGTGTCTTGTGCCCAACGGCGTCATCATCGTTCTCGGGACGCGATGGGCCGAGGACGATCTGTATCAGCACCTCATCGATCCGGTCGAGAAGGGCGGGCGCAGCTGGCGAAGCATGACCGTCAAGGCGATCCAGACTGACGAGAACGGCGACGATTTCTCGTACTGGGACGCCTACTGGCCGCTTCAGAACCTGTATGAAGAGCGGCTGATGATGGGAACGGCCTTGTTCAGCTGCTCCTACCAGAACGACATCAGCGGATTGATGTCGGGCAACGTCTTCCTCAAGCGAAACTTCCAGTATTTCAACCAGTTGCCCGAAGGTCGTTCATTCACGATCAGGATGGGTATCGATCTCGCCTCGTCAGAGCGCGAACGGGCTGACTACACGGCCCGAACCATCACTGCCGAGGACAACGAGAACGGTGATTTCTATGTGCTCTCGGTGTATCGGGATCGCCGGGAAACGGGCCACGCGGAGTTCATCAACGATGGTCACATGGCCTACCCGGCAATGGGCTTGGTCGTCTGTGAGAACAACCAGTTTCAGTCGACGCTGATCCAAGAGGTGATGCGCGACTATCCGCGGATCCCGATCGAGGGACGTAAGTCGGACACCGACAAGGTGACTCGGGCTCGGGCGGTCGCCGCCAAGTACGAGGGCCACAAGGTCTTCCACCACTCTTCGCTCGAAGACTCTGATTTCGAGCGCGAATTGCTCAGCTTCCCAAAGGGCCATGACGATATGATCGACTCGCTCGGTTTTAGCATGGATCTTGGCGGCGGCGGCTTCTTCTTCGGGTCGTTACGGAGGTGAGTACATGCCGCTAGTCTTTCCGGGGTCTAGCCGAAAGAAGAAAGACGAGCCACTTGATCCATTCGAGCTGGTCTTTCGAGATGGAAAGCGAGTCGTAGTGCCGTATATGGCGGATCTCATGTCGAACTTGGACACCGTCAGGTATACCTACGCCGATGCGGTCGAGCAAGTGAACAATCGACTGGCTAAGGATTTCGCCAATACGGCATTCGATGGCATCGTGCGTACGCACATGGCGGGTGACCAATGAGTCGCATCGCTGAGTTCTTCACGAACTCGTTCAAGACCAGCCCCAAGAACATCCCAAGCGACAGCGCGGCTTCCGTCATCTCCAATCAGGGCGCGTCGTGGACGCTTGGGACCAAGGGTCGAGTCGGACGTCCGCGAGCGAGGATGTACCGACGTTGGGCGGAGGGCTCTGAGTGGATCAATGCCGCCATCAACGTGCGCAAGGCACAGGTCAGCCAGAGCGAGTGGGACATCGTCAAGTTCGATCCCACCCTAGATGACCCGAGTGAGAAGCTGCGGGCGCAGATCAAGAACCAGTTCATCCTTCCCAGCCCATCGGCTAACTCGTTCCGTTCGTTCATCGAGCCGATCATCGAGGACATCCTTGTTCTCGATGCTGGCGTAGTCGAGAAGGAACGAACCTACCGAGGCGATATCGCCTTCTTGCATCCGGTCGATGGGGCGACGATCCGCGTCAACGCCTACTGGGACGGATCCGACCCGGACGAGACTCGGTATTACTGGTACCCGGATCAGTACGAGCGGGACCGTTTCAAGAACGCGGACATGGTCTACATGATGGAGCACCCGTCGACGTATCGAGTCGTTGGGCTCTCCAAGCTTGAGGTGCTCAAGAATACGATCGACGCCGAGCTGAACGGCCATGCCTATAACAATCGGCAGGTGACGAATGCCGCCCCGGACGGAATGCTGGATCTGGGCGAGGGAGCCCGGTCTGAGCAGATCGATGCCTTCAAGTCCTACTGGCAGGGCGAGGTCGCAGGGCGTGGCGCGATGGCCTTCGTTGGTGGATCGAAGAATGCCAAGTTCATCCCGTTTCGGACATCCAACCGGGACATGCAGTTCCTCGAATGGCAGCTCTATCTTGTTCGGAAGATCTGTGCTGTCTTTGGACTCTCACCGATGGACCTTGGCCTCACGGCTGATATCAATCGAGCTACCGCTGACGTGCAGGCTGAGCAGACGGAGGATCGCGGCCTTCGCCCCTTGCTGGGTCTCATTCAGGAATACCTCACGCGAGAGATCGTGTGGGATCCGTCATACGGTGGCCCGGACAATAACCTAGCCTTCAGGTTCACTCGCCTGAACTTGAAGGAAAGCCTATCGCGTGCTCAGATCAACCAGAAGGCCCTCGCGGGTGTCAGCTGGAAGACGATCAATGAAGCGCGACTCGAAGATGGCCGGGAACCGATGACCGGCCCGCTATACGACTCGCTGATGGTCATCACGCCGACCGGAGCTGTGCTGCTTGACGACGTCCCGACCGCCCGGGAAGTCATGGACAGCAAGCAGCGACCCGATCCGGCCGGACCTCCTGCGGGTGGTTCATCCAAGCCGCCTTCCGGGAAACCGGCAGGTAATACCAAGAAGGAGTCCTAATGGCTGCCTCTCTCAGCCTTCGCGTCTACACGGGCGCGGGGGCAACTGAGTCGGCGGCGGTATCGGGCATCGACCTTGAGAGTGCCGACAACGCGACGAATACGCTTGCCAACCGGCAGGCGAACCCGATCACGGTCGCGACGAACAGCTACGAGAAGTGGCTGAAGCTCAAGATCGACACCGCTCCCGCCAATGGCGTGACCAACTTCAAGATCTGGGGTGATGGTGCAGTCGATACGTCGACCACGCTGGCGTTCACGT